AGGCATATGCCAAGCCATAGATTTGATAGATGAAACGGGTGATGTACAAAGTACCGCCTTGGTCATAGCTGACAGGAGTGCCGTCAGGCATGGCTGGAGCGGCATTCATGCCGTAGAGCATCACTTCTTCGTGATAGTTACGTGGGATACCTTGGATCTGCTCTACAAAGCCTTTCCATTCGTCTGCACGTTGTTCATAAACACCATCAAAGACTTCGTTGATAATCGGTTCGACTACCGCACGAAAGTCCGTACTGCGCATAGGGGTTGCCATTGCTTATATCCTTTCGTTAATTAATTAAACCGAAGTCGAAGGAGCGACGAAGGTGTTGTTGCACAATTGCACTTGGACAATCGTATAAGCGTCACCCCATTGGTTCAATTGACCAGAGGGATAAGCGACTTCACGACCCAAGCCAACCACGCGAACTTGACCTTGGTTGCCGGAACCGACGGGGGTGGCATACAAAGCGGTGGTAGAGAAACCAGCGCCACCGTTACCGATAGCATAGCCATCAGCGGGAGTGTAGCCCGAAGTAGTGCTGAAGTTGTACTCTTGACCAATAGAAGCTGCAGTAGCAGAACCTTGGATTTGAGCTTCATAGATCAATGCTGGGTCAGTGAAGATCCAGAAAATGATGTTTGTAGAAGCATCAAGAGTTGTCTTAGCAGCGTACTTAGCCACTGAGCGACGACCGTCAGAGTTTGTGTACTCGACGCCATCAAACACACCGTAAACGGTGCTGGTTGCGGTACCGCTGGTACCAGTTGCAGCAGAAGCTGCGATGGTCAATTGGCCAGACGAGTTAACCACGACTGGTTGGAATTGCCAGAAAGATTGGCCGCTGCTCAAAGAGTAAGGAGCAGTGTAACCAGAGACACCTTGGATGAAGCTGTTCGTACCTGCGAATTGCATTGCACGATCCAACCCACTTGGATGATATACTGGTTTCAGGCCAAAGGGTTGCAATGTTGCGGACATTAGTTTTCCTTTGTTTTGAAGTTGTTATGCGAAACGAATATTGCTTGTTGCTCTGCGAGCTTCTTTCTCCATTTCCAGAACACCGCCTTCAAGAATAGAACGACCGCCCTTACCCTCCTGCGCCGTGTCACGGACAGCAGCAGTAATGTTGCGTTGATGCTCCAGAGGATCCTCCAAGTGCATCATCTTCATAACTTCTTGATAAACTTCTTCTGGCAATTTGAAAAGAATCATCTCATTGCAAGAAACACAGCCTTCAAACTTGCCTGAGTTCATCTTACCAAGTCCTTCAAAGCCCTGACCTAATTCACTGGCTTTAACTGGTTCATAACCCAACGCGATACGTTTGTCGATACTGTCATATGTGTTGGTCGTCGACAACCAGCACAAATGCATTCCCGGAATAGCATCCCGAGGAATATCTGGCAGGGCACTGTTCTGCCATTTGTCGCGGAATGCCTCAAGGCGCTCACGCTGTGCTTTGTTCGCGCTGTTATTCTCAGCGCGTTCTTTTACTTCTTGGACGCGATCGGCCAAGCGATCTTCTACGTCACGTTTGATTCTTGGATTAGCCATTTAATTACCCCTTATTTTGACGATCGTATGCAGCGTATGCACGGATCATTTTGTTACGTCGTTCTACATCATCCCATGCACCAGCTTCTTTGATCGCTTGCACGCGCTCACGGCTCAACGTGATTTGGCCGGGTTTTGAGCCCTGTGCCTGTGCAGTGCGGCTAGATGCTGTTGGGTTCGCTCGTGGTTTATTGCCGCCCTTAGCCGCATAGCGGTGGGGCAAACGAGTCGATAGACGACTGTCTAACTCATCCCAATACTCAGGATCTGCTGGATCCCAACCATCGGCAGCGAGTTCGGAGTCAATTACCTTGGCAATCCTACTATCTGTGTCACGCGCCTGAGGATCGTACCAAGAGTTCTTTTTCAACCATGCTGTTGCATTGCGTTGGATCTCTGACGATGCCACATTTGGCACGTTTTGTTTTGGAGCCTTAGCGGCTTCCAATTGTTGTTTCTTATAATGCTGCAGTTGTTGCAGTTTTTGTTTTGACTCAGTCAAATGCTCCAAAAACTCAACCTGCGCGGCCGCGTCGCCTTTTTGCGCCGCTTCCATCATTTTCATCTTGGCATATTCAATACGAGTGCTCTCGTCTTCCAATGCCTTGTCGATTTGTGCAAATTGGTACGACGCTGCGGTGTTTTCAACAGCTGCTAATCGTTTCGCCAACTCTTCATTTCGGCGCTCAAGCGCAGAAATTTTGTGTTTAGCTGATGCTTCGCGTTCTTTTTGAAGAGCTTTCTTCAAACGACGTTCTTCGCGGCGGGCTTCACGGATTTTTTCACGGTCATCTTCGGTTTCCTCACCGTCTTCGCCGTCATCACCGCTGGCTTGTGTGTCTTCGTGACCTTCTTCGCCTTCTTCATTGTCTTCGGTGTTGTCTTCCGCGTCTTTTTTATCCTCATCCTCCAAAACATCTTCTGGATGAGTGCCGACATTGGCTAAAACGGAACCATCTTCGCGTTCCTTGATAGGAACGTTATCATCTTTATTATCTGCCATACTTTTTTCCCAAAAGTTAATCCACAAAGGCTTTCATTTTCTGTGCTGCATCAAAAGATGCAATCTTAGAAATGATCTCGCGCGCTTGAACAGTGATAAACACCACTGGTGCGCCCTCATCATCGGGTTGAATCACAAACCGATCGCCGCCGTACTTAATGGTGCGCACCAAATCACCCACTTGACACCAAGGTCCTTCAACCCATGGAGACAAATCATCGGGGCTCTTGTACGCCAAAGGTCCAATTTGGATAACCTTTGCAACAGTCTCATTAAAACGGAGCGTTTGTTTGGTCTCATCAACTAAAATGATGCCGCCCTTGCTCTTTATTTTCTCGCGTCGTAATTGAACCAATACGCGATCACCTAAAACTTCAATCCCGGGGTCTACATCTGGAAAACATTCTTTTTCCGAACGCAAATCGGGCTCTTCGTTTTGCTTCAAGTCAATCACTTTACAGTGCTCCACGCGCCTTACGGCACTTAAATATCCTCTTCGTCCTCGCTAAGGATTTGATTTATGATATCCAAGGCATCTTGGATACCGGCTTTTTGTCCGACTAATCGCTGGTAAGAAGCAAAGTCGTGGACATTAACGCCGGACGAAACAGCTAACGTTAAATCTTTGTCGGCATCTTTCAGACGCCCAATTAATTCAGATACAATATCTTTCATACTCTTATTAATACAAAAGGCGGCGCCACACCGCCCTTATGTGATTAATAAAAGTTACCGCCGCCGATATCTTTCAGATTTTTATCGGGACCGACTTTGGAGCCTTTGGCCAATTTGGCTTGTGCGGCGCCAATTTTCCAGTTGTTGTCGCGGTGTGAGCCTGCGGGGCCTTTGTCAATTGTGGTCTCGCCGGGGCCACCACCAAAACCGGGGGTGCCAGTTTCTTTGTATGTTTTGCGGAAACCGAGTTCGCCGCCTTTTTGTTTAGTTGCCATTACTGTTCCTCTGGGGATTGTGGTTCAGGTTGTTGTGCTTGTTGTTCCAGCTGGTTTTGATTTTGCTGGTCATTTTGTGCCAAGGTTTGTAAGTGCTGCTGGTGCGCCAAGTCTGCCTGCGCGGCTTGTTGGGCTTGCTGTTGCACTAACTGCGCTTGTTGCTGGAAGTTTTGCTGCTCAACAGCTAAACCATGCTGCCTAATATCTGCATTCGCTGCGTCAATAGCCTCGATTGCCGACATATCCTGCTCATGTTCAAGTTGAGCTTGTTGCTGATCCATCTGAGCACCCGCTTGAATATAGGCCACTCGTTCGCGCGCGGAGTTGTTAATATTCGCCATGGCAATGTCTGTCGCATTGCGTTGGCTATCAATATTTGACTGCGTTTGATACTTGGTCTGTAACTCAGCGACTTTTTGCTGTAGTTCAGCGACTTTGAGTTGGTAGTCCTGTTGGGCTTGTTGCAACTCGGTTTGCATCTTGGTTTGGAACTCTTGTGCCTTACGTTGAGTTTCTGCCATTTGCGTTTTCAACAACACTTGTGCAGTCGGGTCGGCGTTCATAGCTGATTGCTGTTGTGCTTGTTGCATTTGCTGCACTTTTTGCACCAACGCCATAATTCGCTGCATGTACGGTTGAAGAATCCGCTGAGATTCCATGTCAACAATCTTTGAGCCAACGGCCAGAGCTTGCTGGGATTCCCAATCTAATGTCTTCTCTTCGTGAAGGTCAAGTACGTCTTTTCCACCAGACGCTTTTGCCACCACATTACGCATCGATTGGAGATAGAACAACATCAAGTGTTGCTTGATGTGCTCCAACGCCACGGGCGCGTATGTAGGGCCAATGACGGGGCTGCCACCGTACACAGGGTTTTCGGCGTACTCCAAGTGAACTTGTAAGTGAGCCATGTGATCCTGATCAGGATAAGCTGCCGCGTGTCGACCCATCGTCATAGAAACGTTTTCTAACGCTGGGTTCGATTCTTTTGCACCTTGTGGGTTTGGCAAAATCTGTTCGGCTTCAGGAATTTTCAACTGCTGCACAATGCGTGAATACACCGCGCGCAGGTCAAACATTCCGGGAGGAGCCGCAGTTGCCATTTGCAACAAGGCTTGGTTTTGTGCGAGGCGTTGTGTTTCAGAGAAAATGTTGGGGTCCGAAACAGGACGCACGTCGCTGTTGTACGCAAAGTCACGTACCTCAATCTCTTCACCAGATTGATTGTCCATCTCGTCCAAGTACCAGTTATTGATACGAGAGATGATGGCCAACGATTTGGCTTGGCTGCGGTGCAGGCGCGCGTGGATGCTTGAGAACACCTTTGCGCCTTGCTCAATCAACGCCTGAGTTGTACCCACAGGCATGTTATTGTTTGCATCGCCAATTTTTTCTTCGGCTGTGGTAACCACACCCTTAGCTGCGTCAGTCAACCAACCCAGCAAGTTAAACAGAACGCTAGAAGGCTGGTTGAATGGCAAAGGCATTGCCAGTTTGCGCACGTCGTCAACGCCCGGTGCGCCTTCGATTTCTACAACTTGCGTAGGCTCGATACGATCCGACTGACCACCAATACGGCCGCCTTTGAGCTTGAGCATAGTTTGGCTGTTGCTAATGTGAGCAGCGTCCAACAACGCACGCAAAGCCCCAGTAAGAGCAGCACTAAGACCGCCAATGAGGTGAGGCAAGCCAATAGCATATGCACCACGCCACGGGATAAACTTAAATTCAACATACCAGTCTAATTTTTCAAATCTGTCGTCGCCGTCAGCCCAGTTACGGTACAAACCGATCACTTTGCCAGACGACTCATCAATCATCATGATGTACGGCGCACGTTTGCCATCAGTTTGGTCGTCTTCATCCATGCGCATGAAGCACGTCACTTCATACACGCGGCGCAAACCGTCTATGTTTTTACCCGATGACTCTTTGCCTTCAACCTTGTTGTTGGCCTTTTCAGTTTGTGTTTGGTCGTCGATCGGCGCGTCCGATGTGTACTCCACGTCAATATCGCGGTAGATGCCTGCGTCCACGCGCTGCATGAACGTGTCTTCTGTGATGTCTTGCACCTCGGTCACACGCTGCGCTGTGTAGAAGTTGGTCGATGCGTATGGCAACAAAATGTTGTCGATCGGGATCCATTCACACACGGGGCGGCGTTGTTCCGCATCCCAGCGCCATTTGAGAAACTGCGAACCACCCAATGGCAGTTGAGTGAGCAATTGCTCCATCTCATCGCGGTACTCGGGAATTTGTTCTGAGAGCTGCCAATTCAGGAAACCAACCTTGCGGTTTGCAATTTCCAGTTTCATGTGGTCGACCGCACCCTTGATGTTGGTCTTGGCAATGCCTTCGGGTGGCAACAACTCTTTGGAAGAGCTTGCAGCAAAGTCTACGCAAGCCTCTGCCATAACAGGGTGGACAACTTTAGAAGCACCGTTGAAAGTAGCACCACCAGGAGCGTCCTTACCCAAACCAGTGCGGCGTATACCCTCTTCGTACTGTTTGTCGCGTTGTTTACGAGCCTCTTTGTCTTCACCGATAAACTCCAAATAGTCAACGGCTAATTGATCGAGAACTCCCTCATCAAAGACCTCCGCCAAGTTTGCATAAAACTCGGGGCTTTCTTGTGGACCTTTAGTTTGTTCGAGGTTGACGACAACAGAGCCGTCCTCCAACTCAATGATCTCACCTTCTGCTTGGTCTTCGTCTAAATCCAACTGGTCTTCAAGCTCAGAAATTTCCTGTTCTTGAAGCTGACCTTCTTCAATGTCTTCATCCTGCTTTGGGTTCAATGACGGCAAGTTACCGCCTTGACGAATTGGTAGTTTTGGATTTGCCATTATTTGTATCCGTATTTAGCCATGTGAGCTTTCATGATCTCATCTTCGTCGGGATTTAATTCCGTTGAGTGCATGGCCGCCAAACCAGCTTGTACCGGCAACGGCATCATGCCAGTCACCGCGTCTGCAAAACTTTCACGTGCGCCGGCCGTGTTGCCTTGTCGTGCTTGATCGATCACGTCGTATGCTGGCAGGCCAAACATAATGCCATGGCCAAGCCATGACGGCGCATGTTGTTTAATTTTTTCCCAGATGCCATCATACGCGGCTGGTGCGGGGTGCACTGCAGCGCCGCCGGCAAAATGTTGGATCAACGGGTGGTCATGCGGCAAATCAGCTTGGTGCACCTTGCGGCCGTTGATCATCAACTCTACGCGCATTTGTTCAGGCGAAACAGAGCGGCCTTCCGCATAACTTGGAAGGCCGGCCTGCTCCATAAGTAGCTCTTGGGGAGATTTAATTAAATTAAGCATATAATTATCTAGTTCTATTAATGCATAATATTGGGGCAATACGCCCTTATTGTGCGTATGGGTTCGAATACTTCTTGTTTAACTGATCGTCCACGTATGAGTAATCTCTGGCTGGCAATGGATCGAGCTGGATCCATCCGGAGTCGCGCAGAACTCGCAGGGCTTGTGACAACGCATCCACGTAGTCATCGTGTCCCTTGGCTTCTGGGAACGAACACACCTGACGAATGAATCGTTTTGCCCATGAGGCAAACTCGCCTTTGTGTTCAGCATCTTCTGGGATGTACACTTTACCCTTGGCTACCAGCGGCGCCACAATGTTCAAACGCTGCACCTTGTCCGCGCGGCCGGGGTTGTAACCACGCACCGGTATATCCGCACCCTGCAGTTCTTGGATCAACGAGATACCCGCTGACTTGTCTTCCATGAGCAGCAGGTCAGCCTTGCGCCCTTTGCCAAACGTGTTGTCAGCCCCGTAGACCACCTCTTTGTAGTCCGAGATCACCTTGCGGCGCAGCTCGGGGTACGACAGGTGCTCGTCCCATGCGTCAAGCAAAATGACAGCAGTGCCAACATCTTGGTGTTCAAACACACCCCATACTTCACACGCCGTTGGGTCGTTGACCGTTTTCTCGCTGGTCGCCGGATCGTATGACGCGATAACGTACTCAAGCACCGGTGTTGGTTTGCTGGCCGGCCACATGCGGAACTGCTTGCGCTTGATGATACCCGCCTCTTCCGGATCCAAGATCTCGCCATAGATCTCTTGGCGGCCGAGGTTGGTGCCCTCGTATGATTCAAGTTGCTTGAAAAACGTATCCGACAGGTTAGCCTTGTTGTCATACGAGCTGGCGCTGGCCACGTAAACATCGCCGCCAACCTTACCTTCGTTCAGGTCGACGATCAACTCCAGCGGTTTGGGCGTTGTGGTGATGATCTGCTGCACCCGCTCGATTCGTGGGTCTGTAAGGCGGAGGGTGAACTGTGCTTGGTCATAGGCGTCGTCGATGTACTCAAACGCACACAGCTCGTCAAACCAAGCGCCATGGTATTGCTTACCCCGATACCGTTCTGGCTCTGAGCCGGGAATTCCTTGGATCAGTGACCCGTTGATCAGCGTAATCTCAAGCAGCGACTTGTTGTAGTCCTTGATAATTGATTTTGGCAAGATGTTCAGTAGGCCTGAGTCACCTTCGAAACAGGTCGCGCGAATGTCATTAGTCGTGGGAGCTGTGACCAACCAGCGGGTCTTGTCATAAAGCCATGCTCGTTTGCCGATCCAGTTCGACGCTGTCCAAGTTTTACCCGCGCCCCGTCCTGCCAGCATGAGGAACGTATCAAACTCGCCATCCTCGGGTTCTTTTTGGTGGGGCAGAGACATGAGCTCGTACCGTACCAGCCATAGCGCGGCATCAAGCTGCGGCTTGGGCCATTGTTTGTTTTGTTTTGCGAATTCTTTGAGAATGAATTCCTGTTTCGATGTTAACGGCATGCTATAAATCCTTCACCCACTAAAAACGAACCATCCGGTCCGTCGGTCTCAATGTGCACACATTGCTGAGGAACTAACTCTTCAATTTTGGTTATGTATCTGCGCGCCTGATGCACCTTGATGGGCGGAGATTCCTGATGACTGCACAGAAAGTGGCGGCTTTTGTAACTTAATGTGTAGTATTTTCTTTTTTCGTTGTAGTTTAATGTTGTTTTGCTGCCAACAGACTCAACCAGCGCTTGCATACGTCGAATTTCTGACCAGCTGCCGCTACAAATACGAAAAAGGTCTCTAGGTTTCTTGTATTGCTTGATTCGGGCGTTAACCAACCCGCTTAACAACTCAATTCGCTGCTCTTCGCTGGCAAGAAGGTAATTGTTTGGTATCTCGGTTGGGATGAACGGGGCAAATTGCGACTCGATAGTAGGAAATACCGAAAAATGAATGCGTCCGTTAACTTTTTTCTTACGGCCGATGATTTCATAGCCGTAGTTTTTAAACTTTTGTATTACTTCTTCTGCATTAAGTTCGTGCGCCCAGAATACATTTGGTTTAATTCGGTTCCAATACCAGTATCCGAACACAAATGGCGGCACTGGCAGGTCCTGATGTGGGAATTTGAGGGGTCCGCACGTCGGAATTGAGTAATAATGCTTGTTCTGGGTGTGTCTGAGGGGCTTATCCAGCAAATCTTTGAGCTGGGATGACACCAAGGGTCGCTGGAATTTACGTTTGCCCTTGTATTCCAGCGCACGTTTGCGGTACTTGGGCGTCTCCAACAAAAAACTCAGGTTGCCGTTACCCGTGATCGTCATGAAATCACTGAGCTGCACCTGATAGCAGGGAGATTGAAAGTGCTGAACCGTGGTTATCTGACACAAATTACCGGCGCGGTCAAACACATAGTCTCCCTTGGCCAGTTTATCAGCACGTTTCCAATAATCAAGCGTTGGGACTTTTTCGTTCGCCGCTATTGCCATACTTGTTGTCTAAGATCCATAAATCCAGAAAACGCCCTAACGGCGTTCTGATCTTACTTTGCAACGGCCGTGGCAAACTGCGCACGTCCATGAATGGATACACCTTGATCCGGAACCGCACGTAAGCCAAAACCTCGTATTCAAAAATTTCAGCGGGCACGTCCACATCAAAAAACTCGTCTCTTGTGGCAACGACGACACGAAATCCTAAAATTCCATGGTCGCGGCTCTTCAAAACGCTCTTAATTTGGTATGTATATTTCACAACCATATTAATACACGATCGCCATGAGTCCCGCCCTTCCAAGGTTCATTTGTACCAGTAGTATGGGTAGTACCCCTTCTTTTTACTTTTTTCTTTTTTCTAAAAAAAAAAAAAAAAAAAAAAAAAAGAAATAATCTATTTGTACCGGTACAACCCATACTACCCATACAAATCGGAACCTTGGTAATAAAAATTTTTGATTGCGGGTTAACTTTATAGTTAAGTTTTGACACAAAAATTTGTACCCCTTGTCACCGTAGGGTAAACCCTAAGTAGAATAATGTATTACTTTTGTATGTCAACTTTACAAAAAAAATTTTTAGAAACAGGGCGAAAAGCAAAAAAGGTCGGGATATTATGAACTGCGGATCTAGGTGGGGCCCCCCGCCGACCCGCTCCACGGGACCCAAACTGGGTGGACGCCTAATCAATCAAGCCCCCTAGCAAGAATCGTGCCAACTAAGCACATCGCGCAGTCTGGCATGGATCTTGCTAATAGCAAACACCATGCCAGCATGGGTTGGCATGCTTATTGCTATGCAAGATCTATGCCACATTGCCGAGCGCAGATGAGAATGCTTCTCAATCAATTTGCGCGATAAGCGCACGCTGTAAGATTGTATACGATCCTGTATACATGATTGTGCACAATGCGCACGCGATGACTCGGGTCGGTGGTGGACATGACAACCAAAGCACTACAGCACATCAGTTCCCCAGATGTTATCCACAGGGTTAAATGTTATCCACAGAAACAGGCAGTTATCCACAGCGCGCACCATGACAGTGATAATGTGCACCATTAATGTGCCGTGATGGTGCGTCATGCACCATTAATGTGACATGCCCAAACGCTAAGTCGTTGATTTATATAGGATTCAAAACTGGCACAGTACTTGCATAGTTAATTGCCTAAGGGTGATAAACCCGAAGACAAACAAACAGTTAACCACAGGGGCACATTATGAACAGCGCAAAGATCAACAAATTGTACGAAGACAGCCGCGATATCAAAAACACAGCTAATCGCTGGGCGGTGCAAGCCATCATTAACAGTGGCGAGGTTAACGCGGCTGACACCATCAACGACGACAAAGACCGCACCGAGGCAGATTATGAATGGCTTGCAATTGCAACCATTGAAAGTTGCCTTGCTAGTGGCGAGCACAATCACCACGTTGTCGGCTTTTTCACACGTCGAGGCATCACCTACTAATTAACCAACACACAGGAGCACACAGCATGTATTACCCAATCAAAGTCCAAGCATATGACATCCAAGCACAACGCACAGTCCAGTGGACAATTGAAGACCATACCAGTATGGAATTTGTACGCGACCTGAAATTGTCGGGCAAGTACACTAACATCAACGTCAAAGGCATGTGGTACTAATGGCACGTCTAATCGCACAGGCAGTGATTTTTACTGTTACAATTCTCGCATTCATCTTTTCTTATCTTTGAGCACAGGAGCACATCATGAAAGTTATTCCAATTGCAAAAGCCACAGCACAATCGATTTGTGGATCGTTGACTCAAACCAGCAAAATGCCCTGCAAATCGTTGTCACTGCCAACAGAGTCATGCATCACAGGGTTTCGCATGTCCAAAATTGCAGGATCGATTTGCGCGACATGCTATGCGGACAAAGGTTTTTACAGCATGTATCAAAACACCATCAAGCCTGCACAATTCGCGCGTTTGGACGCAGTGTGGCAGGCTATGTCCAATTCTGCGGACGCTGAATTGTGGGTATCTGGACTGGTCTCCCTTATTGGCAAAGATGAATACTTTCGTTGGCATGATTCAGGTGATCTGCAAGGTGTCGACCACCTGCGTTTGATTGCGCAGGTGTGCGAGTCAACACCAAACTGCACTCACTGGTTACCCACTCGCGAATACGCAATTGTCAAGGATTATTTGGCAAAATTCGGTGCATTGCCCGACAATTTGATTGTGCGTTTGTCTGCCATGTATCCCGACAAGCCAGTGACAATTCCAGCAAGCCTGCAAGGCATAAAAAACGTCACAGCGTCCAATGTGCACACAAAGCCAGAAAATGCCACTGGGTTTGTTTGTAACGCGCCAGCAAACAACGGTGCATGTGGCGACTGTCGCGCATGCTGGTCTGACGCCACAGTGACGTATGCCCTGCATTGATCACATGTTAACTAAAGTTTTATAGGAGCAAAGCACCATGCAAACGTACAAAGTGACCATTCGCGCAGGTGATAACCACCTGATTGATTTTGAAGTCCAAGCACAAAACCCAAGTGATGCCATGGACATCGTGTTTGACCAATTCTCTGGTGATATCAGGGAAGCATGGTGCGACACCGAGTATTACTGTTAATAGGAGCAAACCATCATGAAAAAGCAAACCATCACCCAACAAGCCACCAAAACTAAATTAGCAAAGGCATATGCAGACTATGCGCGAAACCCAAGCTCAGGGCATTGGGTCATGCTTGAGCATGCTATGCGCGCGCACCAAATCGCAATGTTTGGTGGACTGCTCACGCTGACCATTGAAATTAACGCGAATGGAGATAAAGCATACGGGCTCACTGGCGACTTAGTCGACCATGATGGTCAACTGTTTGGTGTGGGTGAGTTTTCATTCAACAAGGATCGCATAATGCAAACGCTGACGCACTACAAAACCCAATTTGATAATGTGGTGCACCACGAAGTGACTCGACAATTTTAATAGGAGCAAACCATCATGACAACGCGACCACTGCACACCATCGCGCGTGAAATTCGCGCAGACTGGAAAAAACCCTACTTTGGCGCTGTACCCTATCTGGACGCCATGTCTGGACTGGACACCATCAACGATAAATTCGGACTGGATGACGCGCGAGGTATCGTGCGTTACTTTTTAGCAAACGCAAGCACATGGCGAGGCGAGAATGCAAAACGTATCAAAGCAGAATTGAAGGGACTCTAAAATGACACCACAATACCGGTACTGGACTGCAAGTGACATCATCGACTTTTACGATACACATCCGGACGTGACGTTGCAGAAATTGTCGCGCATGACCGGCAAATCAATTGCCTACCTGAAGGGACTGCTACTAGCATGACATTCGACCAAGTAAAAATAGGCGCGTTATTCATCTACAATGGTGTGGTGTGGGCAAAAGACAGTCCGAGGACTGCCTTGCACATGCCAAGCCTAAAATCGACAAAATTTAAATTAGATCAAATTGTCGAAACAGCAAAAAATCCAGTATAATCCACACACCAACACCACATAGGACTCATCATGATCACACCATACACAGAACGTCAGCGCAAAATGATCGCAAAAAACCTTGCATTGGCATGCATTGATATCAATCAATTGTCCAAGCAGGGGTACGATTTCATCAACACAGCGAGTGGGTTTATTGCCCACTATGATCTACATGGGTTCAAAGCCTACTATAGCGACCACGACCTGCAACAGGACATTGAGCAAAATGCGCGCGCCAATATGTGGAATAACTTCCACAAAGGTGATCAAAATTATGATTACTATATGTCGCGCAAGGACATATACCAGCGCGTGCTGGGTTACTTTTCGGCACAGGAATTCATCAAACAGCACATCGTGCACATCCATGTAGGAGACTAAAATGGGACAATACCACGAAGTCTATAACCTTGACAAAAAAGAGCGCATTCACCCACATGAGATCGACAATGGACTCAAACTCTATGAGCAGGTCGGACGTATTGAGAGCACCAGCACTGCCCTGTTTGCACTGCTGGCCAACAGCAATGGACGTGGGGGTGGGGACTTCCCAGATCACCCTCTCATTGGACGCTGGGCAGGTGATCGTATTCTGATCCAAGGGGACTATGCAGGCCCAAAAGATCAAGCCTTCACCCAACCTGATGAGCTAGAGGCATACACAAACATCTCAACGGACGTGGCAGACATGCTGGCCGCAATTGTAAGGAAATGGTAAAATGAAAACCAAGGATCAAATCATTGACGAAGCCCTGTGTATATACGGATGCGAGGACATTCAAATTGATGCTGACCCTGAGGTGCGAGAGGGCACCGATGGGACTTGGGTAGCAGCATGGGTTTTTGTAAGCAAGGAGACTGACGAATGACAACACTAGCAAACCGCAGACGGGTGCAGGACGCACGTTTGACACTAGACGAACGCACAATTAAGATGGACGGTCTGGACGTGGCAGTAATTGACCAACTGACAAACCTGAGGCATTTAGTCAAGCATTATGATTTGGATTGGGAGCACATCCAAAACATGGCACAATATCATTTCAACTGTGAAACCAAAGAAGGAGTTTGATATGTACACGATCGTTGACGAGTTGGGGACTGTGAACAAAGCCATTGCGGACTTGCAAGCCATTGCAGACAAGCTCAAGGCTGAAATCAAGGCCAAGGGTATTGGGACGTATGAGGGCACGCTGTTCAGCGCAGAGGTGCAATCTTATGATCGTGAGGCGATCAGTGCACCATTGGTCAAAAAGTTTGCTGACGAAGAGTTGGTCAAACAGTGCACTGTTACACAGCACGTCAAGGCCGTGGTGGTGTCGCCATTGAAAGCTGCATAATGGCAAATAACGACCTGCTGACCATCTACCTGCAGCAGTTGCTGCATGAAAACATTGCAGCGTTGACCAAGGACGAGGAGTACGAGTTGGCAGCCAAAATTGCCAATGGTGACACCAAGGCCTTGGACAAATTGATCAGGCACAACCTGCGGCTGGTTGTCTACATGCTGCGCAAGACGACAGCGTGGCAATACAGCGCAATGCCTGCCG